GAATAGTAGGCTCATCACCAAGCAGAAAGAGATTATCGACGACCAGTCATCTGAGCTACGAGCAATCCGCCGCGCAGTAAAGAAACTACAGGATCAGAATCTCAAGGAGAAGATCGACAAGTATGATACTCTTCTCACGAGGCTGTCTGACACGGAAGTAAAGGTATCCCGCAAACAGTCTGAGTATGATCTTTTCTCTCGAGACTTAGACGTCGCCGAAGAACACATGTTGCGATGCAAGAAGGTCCTCGTGGAGATGAAGCTTCGAGTAAATACTTCGAATCTAACTGAGGCAGCCCGCAGAGTCAAGGACATGCTGGACGACATTAACAACCAGATTAAACAGAAGGACGCCCAGCGTATTTCCGCAGCAGAAATGAAAGGAAATACCGATAGCCAGATTAAAAAGCTGCAGACTGAACGTGATGAGTTCGCTGAATTGCGGAAAACCTGGAAGATGTATGACTTTCTCATGAAGTCTTGGTCCAAGAAGGGTATTCCCACCCAGATTATCCGAACCCAGCTTCCTGTTATTAACACAGAGATTGAGAAGATCTTAAGCAGCGTCACAGACTTTACTGTTAAGCTCGAGGCTGATAACGATTCTAATGCTCTTGACATTTACCTGGATTACGGTGACAGTAAGCGGATTATTGAACTAGCCTCTGGGATGGAGAAGATGATATCGTCTCTTGCGATGAGAGTTGCTCTTCTTAACGTGTCATCATTACCTAAGACTGATATGCTTATTATTGATGAAGGTTTTGGAACGCTAGATGAAACTAATGTAGAGGCTTGCAATCGTCTTTTAACTTCGCTTAAAAAGTGGTTTAAAAATATTCTTGTGATTACCCATGTTGATTCTGTGAAAGATGTAGTTGATCAAACGATTGAGATTGGAAATAAAGGTATAGATTCTTATGTCCACCTTGAATAGAGAAATAACATATCACGAAGACGGCTTTGTAATAAGTAAAGAGCCTGAAAATTCAACCCAGCCTTTAGACTGCCCCGTATGCGGATATTTCATGCTAACCGACACAGATTCTCATGACTGGAACGAATACGGTTGCTGCCACGAATGCACTATCACATGGGCAGAAGGCCCAAATAAGAAAAAATGGAAATCAGGCTGGCGCCCCGACCCAGAAGTGATCACTATAGAAGTGAAAAGACGCAGCAAGATCGTTCCTCGGTTAAAATTGTGATTATGCGTGATAGTTAATAACGTTCCATTGTGAGGTAATTAGTATGCTTTCATCCGAAGAAGTAAATGCGATTGGTCAACTAACCAATACAACCTTTGGTTACTCATCCACGGGTGAGACCACCTATCAAACACCGGCAGGTCGTTCAATCACTTGTAAACTAAGTGGTGAAACCGGCGAAGATCAACTTATAGTTAAGTTCGTTACTGTCATCACTTTACACGAATCTGAAAGAAACCTTTTAGATCCTAAGAATCCGGCAGCACAGCAAGCAGAGCTTGAATCTATTAAGATGACCAAAGACTACACTGACAATCTTAAGAAATCTTATAAAGATGCGATGGATAAAAGCTTAAAGTTAAAAGAAGTTAGTAGCACAGACAGCATCGAGCTGGTTAACTACAACATCTTTAGCCCTGTGCGTCAAGTTTATTACAGGCGAAATACGGTCTATAACGTGAGCACCTAATGGCTTCTAAGCCAGGCAAGCAAGCCCAAGTAAAAGAGATCATCCAATGCGGAAAAGATTCACTTTACTTCATGCAAAAATATGTAAAGATCCAGCACCCAACTAGGGGCTTGATCTCATTTGACACATTTCCATTTCAAGATGACTGTGTCACACATTTCAACGACAATCGATTTAACGTCATCCTTAAGTCTAGGCAGCTAGGTCTTTCCACGCTGGTCGCAGCCTACGCGCTCTGGATGGGAATCTTCCAGAGAGACAAGAACATCCTGGTCATCGCGACCAAGCTTTCAGTCGCGCAGAACTTTATTAGAAAAGTTAAAGTAATGCTGAGGTCGCTACCACCGTGGCTTGTATTACCTGAAGTTACTGCTGATAACAAGCAAACTATAGAGTTTAGCCACGGCTCAGTCATCAAGGCTATTCCAACCTCCGATGATGCTGGTCGTTCTGAAGCGCTGTCTCTTCTCATTATAGACGAGGCAGCTTTCGTTAAGAACTTTGACACGCTATGGATGGGCTTATATCCTACCCTGTCAACAGGTGGACGAGCCATCGTTCTCTCTACTCCGAATGGTGTGGGTGGCCAATATCATAAGCTCTATACAGAAGCTATGTTAGGTGAGAATGAGTTTAACTCAATTAATTTACCCTGGAGTGTCCATCCAGAAAGAGATGATGAGTGGTTCCAGAGAGAAACTCGAAACATGTCAAAGAGACAGATTGCTCAAGAGCTTCTCTGCGACTTTGTTGCGTCAGGTGAAACCTTCCTTCAAGCTGATCATCTCGAGTGGATCAGAGAGAATATCAGAGAGCCAAGAGAAAGAAAATTCGAAGACAGGAATTTGTGGATTTGGGAGAACCCATTGTCTGCGCACAAGTATGTAATGTCTGCAGATGTTGCTCGAGGAGATGCAAAGGATTATTCCACGTGTCATGTCATTGATGTTACGACATCGGAAATTGTTGCCGAATACAAAGGTAAAATACCTCCGGATAGATTCGGGGAAATGCTAGATGATTTAGGGCGGCAATACAATAATGCTTTATTAGCTCCTGAAAACAACACCTTTGGTTACACTACAGTCATGAAACTAAAAGAGCTTAATTATCCCAACATTTACTATCAAAAGTCTCGTGGCGTTTATCTAGGAAACTACGCGCCCCAGACTGACAAAGAATTAGGTGGATTTTCGACGCAAGGCCAATCTCGAGTTCAAATTATTTCTAAGCTAGAGGAGATGATTCGCAATAAGATGCTTAAGTCATACTCGCAGCGCCTCTATGATGAGCTCAAAACCTTTGTCTGGAAAGGGCAGAAGGCACAGGCAATGAAAGGCCAGCACGATGACCTCGTGATGAGCCTAGCGATTGGAACCTGGCTTTTTGATCTTTACGGCGGAGGATCCAGTCCGTCTAATTCTGACCTTAACGAAGCAATGATTGCAGCAATGTCTACAGAGTCACGTCCGGCTACTGAGCTCTCCCAGGATAGAAGGGCACCATTCCCTACGAATCCGTTCAAACCAGTTGATCAACAGTCGTGGGAAAAGGGAAATAAGAACTTTGATCCTAAGAGAGATTATGACTGGTTGCTTAAATAGCTTTACAAAACCCATAAAAGATTATATTTATTTGACGTAGTGCTCACTACCCCTAATGTAGGAGCGGCAAAACATGGCCGAAAACGACAACTTTTTTAATAGGCTCACCAGACTTTTCAGATCTGGGCCCCTTGTTAAGAGAAAAGTTAAAGCAGCACGAGCTCCTAATATGGGATCTCTCCTCCAGCAGTTTCAAAAATCTCAAAGTCACGTGTACGCAAACGCAATCAGCGCATACGGGATGTACGATCGCATGTCCCGATATGCCGACTTTCAGGAAATGGAAGCAACTCCTGAGATCGCATCTGCTCTCGACATCTATTCAGATGAGTCTGTATCGCAAGATGAAGTTGGACGCTGCTTGCACATCTATTCAGAGAATGATAAGATTAGAAGTGTTTTAGAGGAACTTTTTTATGATAACCTCAATATCGACTTCAATCTTAATCCATGGGCGAGAAATCTCTGTAAGTACGGAGACTTTTTTCTCTTTCTAGACATATCTCCAGAATACGGTGTCCTGAACGGGATTCCGATCCCAGTTAATGAGATCGAACGCGAAGAAGGCTTTGATCCTGATGATCCGATGGCAGTGCGCTTCCGGTGGGTAACTCAAGGAAACAAGATTCTTGAGAACTGGCAGATCGCGCACTTTAGGCTTTTAGGCAACGATGCCTTTCTTCCCTATGGCTCTTCTGTTATCGAACCAGCACGCAGAATTTGGCGCCAACTTATTCTTATTGAAGATGCAATGCTCGTGTACCGCGTGATTCGTTCACCGGAACGCCGCGTTTTTAAAATCGACGTCGGAAACGTCCCGCCAGAAGAAGTCCAGAATTATATGCAGCAGGCGAAGTCTGCGCTTAGAAGCTCCCAAGTTGTAGATAAAACTACAGGTCGCGTTGATCTTCGCTATAACCCGCTCTCAGTTGACGAAGATTACTTCCTCCCTGTTAGGGGCCAGCAAGATGGTACCGCCATTGATACGCTCGCTGGTGGGCAAAACACCACAGCAATTGAAGATGTTGAGTACATCCAAAAGAAACTCTTTGCAGCCCTTAAGGTTCCAAAGGCTTACTTGGGCTATGATGAAATGCTCAGTTCTAAAGCAACACTAGCACAAGAAGATATTAGATTTTCTAGGACAATAAACAAGGTCCAGAGAGTTATGATATCAGAGCTTAACAAGATTGCAGCAGTTCACTTATATGCGAACGGATTTGATGGCGAAGATCTTGTAGACTTCACCCTTAAACTTTCAAATCCATCTACTATCGCACAGCAACAGAAGCTTGAGCTCTTTAGGACTAAGTTTGAAATCGCAGGAAGCTCTCCTGAAGGTATGCTTTCTAGAGACTTCTTGAGAAAGCGTGTTCTCGGTCTTACGAACGAAGAAATAAAGATGATTGAAGAGCAAAAAGAAGAAGACAAGATGCGCGATCTGGAAGTTGAAGCTATTACACTTCCTGAGACTGAAGGTGAGGCTGCATCCCCCGCCGGCATTGATTTAGGTGAGGAAGAACCTGCTCCACCCGAAGAAGAAGATCTTGAGACAGCACAAGAGAAAAAGGGCGATGATTTACTTCTAGGGACTGATGATGTCCCGCAAGAGCAAGCAGAAGAAAAGCCGAAAAAATCCAAAAAGCCGATAAAGCCAAGCTCAAATGTAAGCGGCGCCAAAAAGCCAAGATCAGCTAATAAAGCGTTTGATGGAAGGGTTTATCCCCTGAGGCCGGAAGGGTCTCCGGGATACACAGGCTCTAAGAAAGAAAGATACATTAACAACAGTCTTGGTGATAAGGAAGCTATCAACCCAGACTTAACCGTTAGGTTCGAAAGTCAAGTGAATAGACAAAACCAGATGTCTACACAGCTCAAACAGACTTTAAAAAGCCTTGAGAA